TCGGCTCCGGGTGCCATCGACCGCGAGGGCGGGGCGTTCGGCAACGGCGTGATTCACGGCGTGTCCATTATTGAACGCGGCGTCGCTGCGGGGCATGGCTTCTGGGTCGATTCGACCATGCTCAAGCAGACGCGGACGGCTATCAATGCGGCGGCGCAGGGCATCAAAGTGCACTTCACCCACGGCGGCATGAGCGGGGATGGGCTGGGCGATGGGCTCGGACGCATCCAATCATCTACGCTGTCGGGCGACAAGGTGATTGCCGACCTCCACTTCTGGGAATCCGCCGACCGCGAGAAGGTTCGGCAGGTGATTACCCGTGCCGAGGAAGACCCGTCCGCGTTCGGCATGTCCATTGCGTTTGCTCCTGATGCGGCGGCGGAGAAGAAGTTCGTTGAAGACCACGGCGGAAAGTACATCATCGACGAGGACGGCTATGCCTACGTCAAGAACTTCAAGTCGCCCGACCCGTTGAACGTAGACAACCTCCCGCACGCCCGCATTGCGGAGCTGGCGGCGGCGGACGCCGTAGACGACCCGGCTGCAACGTCGGGCATGTTCTCGGAAAAGAACGGGTTCCTTGACGAGATGGACGCACTTTTTGCCTATGCGTTCGGCTTGTCGCGGACTGCGCCCGACACGGTTGGCATGTTCGGCATCCACCCCGAGCGAATCAAGGGCTATGCCCGTCGCTGGCTGGAGCGGAACGGGCTGAACCTATCGGGTGGCGCTACGTGGAGGCAGCGCAGGAACGCACGGGCGATTGAGATGGACAAAAACATTAAGTGAGGCTAAGTTTTTAATTTGACACGGCGCACTTTATGTGGTAAGAAAAGTACCGGCGAGCACAAGCCCTGGGGGCTGGGGAGTCTCATAAGCTCCTATTTGGTCGGTTCGATTCCGACGCTCGCTAGTTGAGTTAAATACATCCCCGCCCCGTTGGCGGGACGCGGTACACGTCATTCTGATGAATCGACGCGGACTGTCGCAAACGTTCACCACGTTTGCCGGACGGTCCGCGTTTTTTGTTGGTCCTCCGGCAAGAGGGCTAACAAATGACAATCCCCGAACTTGAAGCAAAGAAAGCGGAGCTTCTGGCAGAGCGCAAGCGCCTGCACGAGCTGAGTGTTACCGACGACCGCGACCTGACGCACGAAGAGCAGTCGCAGTTCGATGCGGCTGGCGAGCAGGTCGAGCGTCTTTCGCGGCGTATCGAAGATGCCAAAGCGGTCGAACGCGAGCAGCAGCAGCTCGCCGCCGTGCAGCCCCCGAAGACGGGCGGCAACGCCAACACCTCCACCGGCTCCAAGGCGAGCATCAGCAACCCCCGCGAGCGAATCCTTGACGACCCGAACCGTGGCTTCAACCACCTCGGTGAGTTCGCCCACTGTGTGTTCGCCGCTGGCAACCCGAGCCACAACTACCGCGACGAGGCGTCGCGTCGGCTGTTTGCCGCGCAAGGCATGAACCAGACCATCGGCAGCGAAGGTGGCTTCCAGGTTCCTCCGTCGTTCGTGACCACGGTGTGGGACGGCTTGAATCAGGGCGTTGACAGCCTGATTCAGTATTGCGACCAGTACCCCATCTCGGAGGGCGTGGACAGCATCACGCTGAACGCGAATGCCGAGACGAGCCGTGCGACCGGCAGCCGCTACGGCGGCGTCCGTGGCTACTGGCTTGCCGAAGCCGACCAAATCACCAAATCCACGCCGAAGATGCGGCAGGTCAAGGTGGAGCCGAAGGAGCTTGCGGTCCTCGTGTACTGCACCGACAAGCTGCTCCGCAACGGCGCGGGTGCGCTCAACAACTACATCACCAACGCGGCGACGGATGAAATCCGCTTCCTCATCAACGACGCCATCATCAACGGCACGGGCGCTGGCCAGCCGCTCGGCGTGCTCAACTCCGGCTGCACCGTGAGTGTGGCGAAGGAGACGGGGCAGGCTGCGGCAACCGTGGTCAAGGAAAACATCGACAAGATGTGGGCTCGCCTGCATCCGCGCAGCCGTGGGAATGCCATCTGGGTGCACAACGTCGATGTTCAGCCCCAGCTTGATAACCTGGCGATGGCGGTCGGCACGGGTGGCGTCCCCGTCTACCTGCCTCCGGGCGGTATCGCGGACACGCCGAATGCCCGCCTCAAGGGTCGCCCTGCGTTCCCGATTGAGTTCTGTGCGACGCTGGGCACGGTCGGCGACATCCTCCTCCTCGACCTCAACGCCTACATCTTCGCGATGCGTGGCACCATCCGTTCGGACGTGTCGATGCACCTGCGCTTTGACTACGCCGAGTCTGCGTTCCGGTTCATGTGGGAAGCCGATGGGCAGCCGTGGATGGCTTCGGCGCTGACCCCATACAAGGGTGCGGCAACGCTGTCCACCTTCGTTTCGCTGGCGACCCGCAGCTAAGTGAATTGATACAAGGAGCTTGAAAATGGCTTTTCCTCTTCCTGAAAGACTGAAGTTTGTTGGTGGCTACATCGGAGCGGCCAACGCCGTTGCCGTCGATGTGGTTTCCTGCAAGAACCTCCACAAGGTGTGGTTCCTCATTTACCACTCGGGCGCGAACGACACCGACCTCGTTCTGACGCTCACCGAGTACACCGCTGTTGGCGGAAGCTCGGCGACGGTCACCAAGACGTGTCCGATTTGGATTGATGCCGATTTCGGCACGTCGAGCGACACGATTGCGCGGACTACGGACGCGGCGGCGCTCACCATCGACCCGGCAACACAGAACGGTGTGTTCGCCATTATCGAATGGGACCCGAGCAAGCACACGGACGGCTATGACTGCATCACCCTCGCGGACAGCGGCGGCAATGCGTCGAACACCTGTGCAATCATGATTGTTGGCGAAAGCCGGTTCCCGGGCGCTTCGCTCCCGACCGCGATTGCTGACTAACACGTAATGCCTCGGCGGGGTGGGGCAGCAATGCCCCGCCCTTCCGTGGCCGGTTTCGCCCACTGGGCGGCTCCTGCGGGAGTCGGAACCGAAAGGAATGCAGATGGCTACGAAATGCGAATACAACTCGGGCGGTACCGGGTTGATGCGGTTTTTTGATGACCGCACGTTTGAAACTCTCCACGTCAACGCCCCGCTCTACCAGGTCTACGACTTCTGTGGACCGGGCAACACTGTTGTTCCTGCTGCGGGTTCGGCGGAATCCGGCTGTGACTGGGTAAAGAAGATTGTCGGAGCTGCTCCTCCCACGGTCGGGCAGGTTGCCGACGCCCAGAACGGCGTTGTCCGCTGTGCTCAGACCGCGACGAGCGAAAAGCAGAACGCCGACCTGTATTGGAACGACGAGCGTTCGTTGGCGCTGGATGCCGAGCTCGGCATTGAGATGCGCATTAAGGTATCAACCCTCGGCACCTCCAATGCCCAGATTGTGTGGGGGCTTGCGGGCGACTGGGCGGACGGTCCCGACGCCATCGCGCAAAACATCTGGTTCAAGACCACCACCAGCGGCACCATCGTTTACGAAGGTGACGACGGCACGACGGACACGGACGACCAGTCAACGGGCGTCACGGTCGCCAACACCGACTGGAAAATCTATCGCATCCAGTGCACCGGCGATTCTGGCGCGGTGACCGCGAAATACTACATCGACGGCACACAGGTTGGCTCGTACACGTTCGCCGCGACCAGCACCGCGCTTGTCCTCCAGCCCTACATCTCGACCTACAAGGCGAGCGGCACGGGCGTCGGAGCGGTGGATGTGGATTATGTCAAGGTGTGGGCGAACCGCAGCTAACAAGGGGTGAGCCGTGGCTATTACTGCTGTCAGTAGTCAGGGATACCCCAAGGGGTTTGTTGCTAACGGGAACTCCGGGGACGCCAGCGGATGTGAAACGCTGCTGGCGGCTCCGGGCACCGGGCTCAGCATCTACCTGGAATCCGTCACCATCAGTTGCGGCTCCGCCATCAACGTCACGGTTGGTTCTGGTGTGGATGGCGCTGGCGCGGTGGAAACGGTTTTGATTGGTCCGGTTTACCTCGCGGCCAATAGTACCGTCACCGTCCCGCTCACAAAGCCCATTCAGCTTGCCGCAAACAAGGCGCTGACGGTGGATGCGAGCGGCGCTGGCAATGTGACCGTAGTCGCCTCTGGATACGTTGCGTAATGGCTATCACGCTGACGACAGACCAGCCCTATCCGGGCGGGTTTACGGTGGTCGGGAACAGCTCCGACCTCACGGGATGCGAAGAGCTTCTCGCCGCACCAGGCGAAGGCAAAAGCATCTATCTCAGCAGCGTCACGGCAACAACCTCCAGCGGGCTGCAGCGTGCGGTAACGATTGGGGCGGGGGCATCTGCTGGCGCGGTCGAAACGGTGATTGTTGGACCTCTCTATCTCCTTTCTGGCTCGCCGGGGCGGGTGAGTTTTCCCCGCCCTGTGCAGCTGCCCGCGAATAAGTCGCTGACGGTGGACGCCTCTAACGCGGCGTCAATCACTGTGGTTGTTGAGGGGTTCGTTCAATGACCTGCGGAATGCACGACGTGAAGTGGACTCGTAAGCGGACGGTTGAGCCGACCGGCTCGCCCGTGACGCTGGATGAGGTCAAGTCGCAGCTTCGCATTCTGCACGAGGACGAGGATGCTCTGATTCGGTCGTACATCGACGTTGCGACGTATCAGGCGGAATTGATAGCCGACCGGCAACTGATGCAGGCAACGTATGTGCTGAAGATGGATGCGTTCCCCGACGAAATCCGCCTTCCAATGCCGCCCTGTATCAGCGTCACGAGCGTTGCCTATGTGGATACCTCCGGCACGACGCAGACGCTTTCAGCGAGTGCGTACACCGTGGACACGTTTCACGAGCCGGGGCGGATTGTGCCGGTGTATGGCGGCGTCTGGCCGATTGTGCGAGGAATGCCGAACGATGTCACCGTGACGTATGAAGCGGGCTATGCGTCTGCAAGTGCGATTCCCAAGAACATCAAGCTCGGCATCATCCACCTGATTGCCCATTGGTACGAGAACCGCGAGCCCGTGAACATCGGCAACATTGTCAACCCGCTGCCGTGGATGTGCGAGGCGCTGATTCGTTCCGCGTGGCATGGGTATGTGTGGTGACGAATGCGGATAGGCAAGAGCCGACACAAGGTGCAGATTGAGAAGCCGCCCCGCGACGCGGAGGACGAGTTCGGGCACAACGACGATACGCGACGCTGGCCCGTTCATGCGTTCTGGTGGGCAGAGATTTCAGACAGCAGCGGTCGCGAGTCGTTCGACCGCGAGCAGATTAACGGCACCGTGAATTACCTGATGACCGGAAGGTATGTATCGGGCGTGAATACGAAGATGCGGGTGCGATATGGCGAGCGGGTGTTCAACATCTCGTCCGCCATCAATGTCGGGGAGCTGGGCAAAGAGTTGCGGTTGACGTGCACGGAGAATGTGTGATGCCGAGTGCGAGAATCGGAATCAAGGTTGACGACCCCGAGCGGCTCCTCCGGCTGCTTGATGGCATCAACGACAAGGTTCGGCAATCCATCGCCGTCAAGGCATTGGATGCCGCGGCCCGCCCGATTCTGCGTCAGGCGAAGGCACTGGTGCCCAAACGATACGGAGCCCTGCGTCAGTCGCTGGGTGTACTCAAGCGGCGCTACTCGGGTGCGGTCGTGGTGGTGATTGGTCCCCGTCGCGGGCTCAAGACAAAGCTGCGGAGCGGTCTGGCAAACAAGGGCATCCGCGTAGAACCCGCCAACTATGCCCACCTCGTGGAATACGGTACCCGTCCGCACCGCACGGGCAAGGGCAGCAATATCGACCAGTACCGCACGACGGTAGACCGATTCGGCAAAGAGACGACGCGGCTGGCGAAGAAAGCACAGGGGCAGGATAGAGGCAACGTGCATCCGGGCTCTCGCCCGAAGCCGTTTTTGCGTCCGGCTGTGGATGCGAACAAGCAGAACGTCAAAGGCATTCTTGAGCGAGTCATCGCTGAGGAATTTGACAGGCTGGTGAGCGGTGCCCGGCGTTGAATCACGACTAGTCGCGAGACTGCGAGGCTATGCCGACGTGGCGGAGCTCGTCGGGAGCCAGGTCTACGGCGGGCACGCGAAGGAAGGCGTGGATACGCCTTACGTGATTGTTTCTCGCATCAGCGGGCAGCCGTTCAACACGCTGAGTGGGCCGAACACGCTGGGTGACTTTGAATCGCGAATGCAGGTCGATTGCGTCGCGGACAGATATGCAGATGCCAAGCGGATAGGTGACGCCGTTCGTTCGGCGCTGTCCGGTTGGCGAGATGCGGGGGCGGGAATCATCAGCTGCATGCTCGATAACGAGCAAGATGACACGGAGCCAAACTTAGACGGCTCCAACGTCGTTACGCAGCGGGTGATTCAGGACTACATCGTTCACTATCAGTAAAAGTGGGGTGCGACCATGCCAAGTCATTCAGGCAATGGAACGACCATGACCTATGGAAGTTCCGTAACAAACCTTCGTTCCGTTAGCCTTACCATCAACGGCAACCCGATTGACCTTACGGATTTGGCCGACACCAAAATGGTGTATGTTAACGGCATTCCTGATTATGAAATTCAGGCAACCGTGACGGGCGTCAGCACAATTGACCCGACAGACGCCGCCCAAAACCTCACCGTTACATTCAACGACGGAACCGTGTTGCCCTCTGCTGCGTCTTACATCTGCACAAACGTCAGCATCAGCAATCCGCTAAACGGTCCCATTGAAACAACCCTTACATTCAAGCCTTCAGCATAAGGTGAAATATGTCTGATATCTCAATCACCGCCGCAAACGTCGTTACGTCGTCAAGCTCTATTCGCACGGGCACCGCTGGCGCATCCATCACTGCGGGACAAGTGCTTTACGTTGATTCGGCAAACGGCAACGTGCTAAAGCTGGCTTCCACCGCAAGTGCTGCGGCAGCGGCAGCGGTTGGCGTCGCCCTCCATGCGGCCGCCAGCGGTCAGCCCATTGCCTATCAGACTTCTGGCGAGGTGACCATCGGCGGCACGGTCGCAGTGGGCGTGCCATACTTCGTGTCAGACAACGCGGGCGGGTTGCGTCCGCTGGCTGACGCGGGCACGGGTGACTATGCAACGCTCGTGGGCATTGGAACGTCCACGACGAAAATCTACATTAACATCGTTCAGACAGGAGCAACAGTAGCGTGAGTCTACGAGACCTGGTTCTCAATGCGTCGGATTTGCCAGTCGAGACAGTTAATGTCCCCGAATGGGGGGCGGCTGTCTATCTCAAGCCGCTGAACGGCTTGGTGCGAGAACAATGGGGTGAGTCGTGGGACAAATACAAGCAGGACAACAACCTGCCGGACTCCATTGATGACTCGCACTACCACGCGGTGGCGCTGGTTCATGCGTTAAGCGACGAGCATGGTTCTCTGCTGTTTGGTATGGCAGACGTGCCTTCCCTGCGGGGCAAGTCGCCGCATGTGCTCAAGCGCCTTTATGGCTTGTTCAAAGACCAGAACAAGCTGAACGTAGACGCCGTGGAGAACGAAAGAAAAAACTCCTAACGCAGCCAGAGAGACGGATGTGGTTTCGTCTGGCTGCGCTATGGGGCTGCCCGCTTCGAGAAGCGAAAGCCCGCATAACCGAAGCGGAGTTTACGCAATGGATTGCGTTCTATTCCCTAGAGCCGTGGGGCTGCGAAGCGGAAGATGAACGAGCGGGAAAAATTGCGGCGATGGTGCACAACTCGGCAGGGCGCGTGGCCACGAGGCTGCTTGAGTGGCGCGATTGTTTTCAAAGGGCGGCAGTGTCTTCAAGAGAACAGTCGCCAGAAGACATACGTGCGATGTGGTTGAATGTGTTGAAGCTTGAGCAAGGGTGCAATAAATGAGTTCCAGCATTGGATTAGCTGCCACCCTGAGCCTGAACACAGGCAACTTTACCCGCGAAATGGACAACGCGAAGCGTGCGTACCAGCGCACCGTTCGCGAGATGGAGCGAGGCACAGGAGAGGCGTTCCGCACCACGACGCGAAACATGGGCAGCACGGGGGCCGACTTTCGCGCAGCAAGAATGAGCGAAGCGCTGGGAATGTATCAGCGCGATGCCGCCGACAATAGCTGGCAGAACTCCATTCGCAGCATGAGCCGTGCACAGGCGGAGATGTCCGGGCTCAACCGCGAGCACGACAGCTTTCTCAATACCGCAATCAAGGTCGAAGCGTCTCTTCAGGCAACCCGCCTCATTATCGGGGCATCCGTTGCCGGAGCCAAGCTGCTCACCGGCGAGTTCAAGACGTTCCGCGATGTTGCCGCCGAAGCATCCAAGCTGCCCATCGTCGGCGGCGTGATTGGTGCGGCGGTCGGAGCCTACGACTACGCCAAGGCGAAAGACCTGAAGGATGCACAAGCGGAGGAGATGAAGAAAGCCGAACGCCAGCGGGCGGCATACCTCAAGCAGCAGGACAACGCGAGAGGGGCGTTTTCTCAGATTGCCAACGATGCCGAGTTCGAAGCGGTCACGGCCGGACTCGCTGAAGGCGACAAACGCATCGAGGAAATTGAGAAGAACCGCAAGGAACGGATTGCTGCGATACGCAAGCAGGTATCCGACCTGCGGCTCTATGGGCAAGTGTCTAACGAGGTCATCGCCGAAGCGGGTAGAGCAATTCGCGGCATCAACTCCGAGGCGGAATACAAGACGCTGCTGGAGAAGGACAAGATTAAGTTCGAGACCGAAGAGGCGGCGAAGAAAGTCAGGGAAGAGAAGGACAAAGCAGACCGAGAGGCGCGACGCACATCGCTTGAGGCACAGAGGGACGTGGCAAGGGGCGAGCTTAGCTCCATCCAAGAGAAAGCTTCCGCAATCTCTTCTCAGCGCCTCGGGCTGATGACGGCGTTTTCCAACCCCGGAATCTATACGACCGGCTCCCAGCAAAGAGAGCAGCAGGTCGCCCCGCTGATTAAGCAGGCGGTAGACAAGCTTGATGCGATTGAGCGCCAGCTTCGCGAAGACAAATCCGTCCGCGTGGGGAATAACTGATGGCGACGCACGTATCCGAAATCACCAGCCGACAGAAAGCGACGGAGCAAACGTCGCTTGCTGAAGGCATTGTCCAGAATCAACTTGACCGGCAAACCCGCATCTTTCGCGTGAGCGATGTGGCCAACGAGTCTGCGGCGCTGGCCGCGTCGGGCATTCCCGAAAAAGGCGATGCACACCCAACCGACACCCAGCTTATTTGTCGGCGGCTGCGGGTGACGGGCTTGTCCTCGCGCGTGTTCGAGGTCGAAGCCGAGTACGAGTTTGTTGGCTATCCGTCCGGGCAGGCACTGAGCGGGCTGCCCGCCGCATCCATCACATGGACTACGCAGCTTATCGAGGAGGCGTCGTTCTTTGACGCGAACGACCAGCCGATTCTTTTGCCTTCGGGCGAGGCGCTGGATACACCGCCCAGCAAGCTTTACCCGATTGTTGTCCTGCAATACGAGTTCTCGTCGCTGACGTTTACCGCCAATATTGGGTTTACGCACGCAGGGCGCGTCAATGGTGCACAGTGGTCAACGCAGACGACGGGCACTGTTCCCGCGAAGTGCGCGATGCTGCGGGCGGTGCAATCCCAAAAGGTGTACGGCACGGATTTCAACTACTTTCGCGTTGCCTATGAGTTTGCGTTCCGCAGCCAGATAGTTGAGAGCACGGAACGCGGCTGGCAGCTGTGTCTGCTTAATGCGGGGTTCTCCTACAAGAACGCGCAGAACAACCTTGTCCCGATTACAGCGGTGGATGGAAGTATCCCGAAGACGCCAATCCTGCTGAATGCAGCGGGCACGCAACACGCTCTGATGCCCGGCGTCACCATCACCAAGAACTTCATATACAAGGATTTGTATAAGACTGCCGACTTCTCGGCTTTGGGGGTCATCTAATGGCAACTATGTACTGGAAACCGCAAGCGACAGCGGTCGCCCAAGTGTCCACTGCGACACCGGCAAACGTCGAAGTCGGCGACATCTTTAAGCTGCTCGTGGGCGGCGTTGAAATCGCATCGTTCACATCGGCAGGCACCACGGTTGCGGGCGTCACCGCAGGCTTGACCGCAGCGTGGGCGCTGTCCTCGCACCCCTACGCCACGGCGATTACAGCCAGCGACCAGACGACGCACGTGCGGTTGACGGCGAACACGGCGGGCATCCCGTTCACGGTCACATCCTCCACGACCGATGGCGGCGGCTCTGGCACGCAGACGCTGACGATTGCGACCACCACGGCGAACACCGGGCCGAACGTGTGGATTGCGGCAAACTTCAGCGGCGGTGCGTTGCCCGCGAACAGCGATACCGTGATTATCGAGAACTCCGACGTGCCGATTCTCTGGGGTCTCGACCAGAGTGGCGTGACGCTCGCCGAGCTTCGCATCATGCAGTCGTACACCGGATACATCGGGCTGCCGGAGGAGAAGTTCGCCACGGCGGTATCAGGGCAGCTTGTGACCTACGACACCGGAAACAAGGCGGAGTATCGGGATACGTACCTGAAGATTGGCGCGACGCTGCTGAACATCGGTCAGAACACAGGTATCAGCAATCCGGGCGGAAGCTCGCGGCTGAAGATTAACCTGGGCTCGGTGCAGACGACGGCGCGGGTGTTCAATACCGCCACCGCGTCTCTGGATGGCACGAAGCAACCCGTTCGGTTGCTTGGGACGCACGCAAGCAACGTGCTTTATGTTTACGACGGAATTGTTGGCGTGGCAACAAGTTTGGCAAGCGAGACGAGCACAGTTGCAACACTAAACCAAAGCGGCGGGAGCGTAACGCTTGGCTCAGGCGTCACGTGGACAGATATCTACAAGAGCAATGGCGACCTGTGGATCAACTCTCCATCCTCGTCGGGCACAATCTACAACAGCAACGGCAACATTTATCTGTTTGCGACATCCAGCAAGATTGCGGCTGCGACCATTTACGCTGGCTCTATAACCATCGGCGGCTCGCTTACTGCGGATGCTGTAAACGTGTATGGTGGGACAGCCTACTACAATACAACCGGAACCTTGGCCGCATCAAAAATCGACAGCGGAGGCGAACTGAATTGTCTTGGTGCTGGTGGAACGCAGACCATTTCGCTTATTAGCATTTATGGCGGCGGCTCGTTTGTCCATAATCCGGTTTTGACCGTTGTTTCTGACATGGAGTACGGGCTGGCAAACATCCGGTCAACCTATACGACGGCGGTGTAACGTATGGCAGCCAACACAACCCCAATCTATCTCCTCAACGCCTTCGCCGCAGGTCCGGCGAGTCTGCCCGTCACCGTGGATACGGTGGTGAGCGACATCACCGGAGCGGGAACGGCACCGGAGATTATCGTCACGGGCGGGACGAACGGGAGCATCGTTACCTCCATCGTCGCACGTGCGGTGACGAACACCGGACCCGGCACGGTGCTTTTCGTCTACTACAAGTCCTCCACCACCTACAAGAACATCGGGCACATCGTGGTTGAGCCCAACAAAAACCCGTTTGACGGGTGCTGGGAGGGGACGTGGACGAATCCGAACGGGGCGTACTTCTTGAAGGCGGGCGATTCGATTTGTCTGGCACCCTATAGCGGCGTGACTGTGTTCCACGCCTACGCAACTGGCGGTGACTTCTAATGCCCGAGCCGTGGGTCAAGATATCCAAGTCGCGATATGACCAGATTGCACGCGCCACGGACCGTGTAAACGGGATGCCCGTCACGGAAGCACCCACGCAAAACCGGGAGCAGCCACCGAACAACTGGGTGCGGATGGTGGTCAAGTCGGTGAGCGACGACCACCTTGTGTGCCGCTTGTGGGATGGGTTCACGGAAGGCACGGTGGATATCAAGGTTGCCAAGCCCTACATCCTCCGCAAGACGCCGTTCCACAACAAGACCTTGACGGTGAACGGCAACACGCTGACCTACTCCTACACCAGCGGGACGCAGCGGACAGTGACGAAGGGAAGCAATAGCGAGACGCAAGTCATTATTCCCGGCTACGTCGCCACCGGCAGCGGGTACCAGGGAAATCAGATTTGGGCAAAGAGGTGCGACTCGGGCGTGATACTGAATCCGGGGCAGCAGACCGAAGAGCGGTTGACGCTGATGGATGTCAACGCGGACGGTCGCATGTGGGCGAAATCGGCATGACGGCGGCAGGGTTTGATAGCTTTGACACCTCCGACTTCGATGCGTTTACCGACACAGGGTTTGACGCACGCGGACCCGCATCGCTTCCACGCGCCAGCGTCTGGGCGATTGACGCGAACGGCTCGCTTCGCTGGGTGTACGACACCGCAAGCAACTGCAACGGCATTTCGGTGGGCAGCGATGGCATGGTGTGGGTTGCCGGGGCAATCGGCGGCGGCTCAACCGTGTGGCGTATCAACAGGGGCAGCGGCGGGCTGGCTGCTCAGTATCTTGTGCCATACGGAAGCGGGCAGGCGAACGCACCAATCAAGGCGGTGCAGAGCGGCAGCTTCTTCTATGTAACTTCCAATGCAACGCTTTACAAGTACACAACGAGCGGGTTTACTCTTCAGTTTGCCGAGCCTACAAGCTATATCGCGGACATGAAGCTTGTCGCCAACGAGCTGTATTGTGCGGAATGGGAGACTGGCCCCACGAAGCGGTCAACGCAATTCGGTATCGTGCTGCAGCGGGCCGCTGATAGGCTTAATGGCAACCAGCCGCCTCTTCGCACGTATGCGATAGATTATTTAAGTGGCGTTCTTGCGGGAAACATACTATCAAGCGCTATAAGCTTGCCTGCGGCAAGCGCTCACCCCGACTGGCCAATATTGCATACCGCAAACAGTTGGGCCGCCGGAGCAGCTAACATTATTGGCGTCAAGATGCTATCTCAGACCGAGATGGTGTGCAGCGGATACGGCATTGTCAGGACTTCCAAGCTGAACCCCAACATCTGGGTTGCGGAAGTCGCCGGTGGAAGGCTTGATGAGAACGGCGGCAAGATTTACGCAACGAACACGGCTGTTCAAAGCGGGCTGCCTTCGGGCAACCTTGTGTCCTGCGTGGATGCCAACAGTGGTGCCGTGTTGTGGACGTACAACTACCCTAAAGGCGGTGGCGGGGTTGATATTGTTGCCGACCCGAACGGCAACGGCTGCTATGTGTGCGGATACAGGTCAACGTAATCGCGAGGAGTGTAGCGATGGGCGAAAAGTTCAAGGCAAAAATCGACCAGCATAGTGGCAAGGTCGTAGTGGGCATTTCCTTCGGTGCCATGCTGACGCTGGGCTCCATCGTCTACGCGGCGGGCTCCTACGTTTCCACCATCGACCAGCACACACAGGAGATACGCGAATTGAAGACGGACGTGAAGGAACAACTCAAGGATATCCGAGCGGATATCAAGGTTCTCATTGAGAGGAGTCACAGATGAACAAGCTTCTGACTCAGTTGTGGGCGTGGATTCTTTCCCCCGGTGGTCGCATTGCGATTGGCGGTGCGATGGGTGCTGCGGGTGCCACGATTGCAGGTGCCGACTCATGGAGTACGGCGGGAACCGCAATTGGCTCCAGCCTTATCGTGCTCGTCGCCAACAAACTGATTGGACGTGCCAAATGAGTCACCTTGTTTCACGTATACAGATGGGAGGTGCCAAATGAGGCACTTTATCACGCTGCCCCTGCTGCTCTGCGTCTGGGGCTGCTCGGCTACCACCGACAGGATGGTCGAGGAACATCAGACGCGGGTTGCGTCCGAGCTCGTGTTCCGCCAGAAGCTCGCCGACTCCGCGTGGGCGGCTCGCATCGAAGCCTTCCGTGCGGAGAAGCACGCGGCGTTGAAGGATGCCCGAAGCAAGACCTTTATCGAAATGAAGACGCAGGGCAAGGACAGCCCGTCCGAGTACGAGCAGGTCGCGGACTACTTCTCCGCGTTGCACGGGCAGTTGGATTTGATGTGCGACAAGGCAATCGTAGACGGCTTGAAGGCGAACGAATGGATGGACAACGCATCCAAGACCATTCTCGCCGCCAAGCGTTACCAGCAGACTAAGGACACCGCCTTGATTGAGGGCGGCATCGCTCTCTTGGAAAGCTTCAGCCAAACCTATGTGGCACAACGTCGCACCCCCGCCAACGCACAGCAGCAGGCGGGGCAGACGCTGCTTGACCAGATGCAAACGCAATTGACCGGAATGCTCAAGATGCAATTGGGAGGTGCGCAGTGACCATCGCAGACAAACTCAAAGAGTTGGACGCCATTTGGACCCGTGCCCACGCCGACGCGGCACCGCTCCTCGCGGAGCTGGAGCCGTATCTGAAGGTACACGAGGAAGCGAAGAAAGCGGGCGTCGGCAAGGCGGCATCCGCGATGGAGATTGCGCAGGGCTTCGCGAAGCAGGTGGATTTGAGCCCGCCGAAGCCGGATGCGATTCCCTCCACGCTCGACCCGAACGCGGCGCAAGAGATTGACGATGCGGCGGCGACGCTGATTGAGAAGTACAAGACGGTCGGCGCTGCCGTGGGCAAAGTCATCGGTGCGGCGATTTCGATGATGTGA